CGAGCCATAGTAGGAGCGATTGCGAGTAAGTTGTACGAAAGTTTGAATGGAAGCGCGCCCTTTAGAAGCTCCGTTCAGAGTGTGGAACCAAGACTTAGATTTTGGGACGAAGTTTCAGACTTCCCCGCAATTCAAGTTGGAGCAGGGCAAGAAACCAGAACCTATGATGGGGGCGGTTTCAGATTTAGGTTTTTACGAGTAACAATTAGGTGTTATGTGAACGACAATGATGACGTCATATTAGCACTTGAAGAATTACTAGAAGATGTCGAAACTGTACTCGAGGATAATGATCCTATGACGTATACGGATTCGACAGGTGCGTCTCAATCTACAGCTAAGACTACAATCTTATCTGTTGATACAGACGAAGGTGTTTTGGAGCCTCTCGGTGTCGGTGAAGTCATCGTAGAGATTCAATACTAGGAAAAGTTAACGCTGAATAAACATTTAGCACGACTCTTCCAAAGAATATTAGGAGAAAAATAATGGCATTTCATTTTAGTAGAGATACCAAAGTATTCATGAAGTTTCATGCAAGTGCTACAGGCACGGACGATGCGCTTTATGAAATACCAGTACTAGACGGGTACTCCTTTAGTCAGGCTACAAATAGTTCAGAGATTACTTTGAACGAAGCAGCCGACTCAGCAGGTAACAGTAAAAGAGGTAGAGCAATGTTCAACGATTCTTATGCCCCTGCAGAATGGAGTTTCAGTACTTATATGAGACCGACTACATCGGGTTCCGGCGATACTTGGGCGTCTAACGGCCACGCAGGAAACGCAAAGAAATTTGCAGTAGAAGGACCTCTATGGGCAGCAATGTCCGCAACCACTTATAACTTAGGTGTAGGCGGAACAGGAGCACCAACAGCATCATCATTTGAGCCGAATGTATTTAACTTTCAGAACTCAAATAAGGTGGCACTAGGTGTGTTTGATTTATACTTTGTATTAGGAGCAGCGAAAGATACTGCTACTGCATTGTATACAACTGGAACCGAAGGCGTAACAGTTTACAAAATTTCTGACTGTTCAGTAGGCTCAGCATCTGTAGACTTCGATATCGAAGGACTAGCGCAGGTAGCTTGGTCAGGACAAGGAAAGAAAATTAAAGAAGTTACTCAACTCAAAACTTCTGGTGGCGGAGCAACCTCCCCAGCAGTCGCAGGAGAAGAGCATACTGTTAAAGGTTTAATTAATGAAGGAATAACAAGTACTTCAAATTACATTAGACAAAAACTTACATCATTAGCTATTAGCTTTGATGCAAGTGATTCATCAGGCGGTGGAACTACCGTTGATGGTGAAGTACAACTTGGTGCTGATAAGACATATAGTGTTGTCTTAACAGGAGGTAATATTACGATTGAAAACAATCTAACTTATCTAACACCAGAAACCTTAGGGTCTGTTAATCAGCCTTTAGGACACGTGATGGGAACTAGATCAGTTTCAGGTAATTTTACCTGCTATCTGAATAACGTTGCTGACGGCTCAATGGATCTTTTAGAAGATTTACACGAAGCTGACACAATGATTAATAATAGTTTCGACATGACATTTAGTATTGGTGGCGCAAGCGCACCGAAAGTAGCTGTGGCATTGCCGAATTGTCATCTAGAACTACCAACTCACTCTATTGACGACGTGATTGGTGTAGATGTTAATTTCCATGCTTTACCAACAGACCTTTCGAATGCGACTTCTTCATCAAGTGCAAATGAAATGACGGTAACTTACACATCATAAATTAACTTATGGCGGGCAGTAACCCTGCTCGCCTTTTTATGGATTATAAAAAACCAATGAACGATACAGTAAAAAAAGAGCCTGTCAAGGCAGTCTCGCTGAAGAGTCTAATGACTCCCAGCAAAACGGTAGAATTTGACTACCCCGGTTGCGAAGGTTTCAAAGTTTCACTTTGTTACTTAGCTAGAGAAGAGTTAGTAAAACTAAGAACCAGATGTGTCTCTAATGTCTTTAACAAAAAGACTAGAGGTTACGAAGAACAGCTTGATGATGATAAGTTTTTATCAGAATATACCAAAGCAGTTGTAAAAGGTTGGAAAGGGTTTCAACTCGGATTTGCAAAAAATATGTTACTATTAGGAGATTTAACTTCTGAACAAGAAACACAAGAACTAGACTATTCACAAGAGAACGTAGAAGTGCTTATGAAGAATTCCGGTGATTTTGATACTTGGGTAACCGAGCAAGTTGGGGAACTAGAAAATTTTACTCAGAGCAAGTAGCCTGGGCACTTGCACAGATTCAAAGAGTATATAGTGATAATATATCTGTAGATGCGTATTTACAGATGTGTGAACAGCTAGACCAAGAACCAGACCCAGATGAGATGCCACCTGAAATAGGAGATTTTCCTTACGAGATTCAGGAGGCTTTCGTCGTACACGCAATGCTCCCAGATAAATGGGACGGGTCAAGTGGTTCTTATATGGGGAAAGACTGGTCGCCACTAAATGACTTATTGAATATTCAGGGCGTGAACGACAAAAGAACCGTTTGTTTTTTCTTGAAACACATTGAGAGCTATAGTACGATGAATATCAATACAGAGCTTAAACGTAAGCAAGACGCCTCACAACGGCGACAAAAGTAAAAATAAATGGCAGGTAAAAAACAAGAAGTCGTAGAAGTACTACTAAAACTTAGTGATGGGAATACTATTCCTGTATTAGCTAAGAAAGCTAAAAAAGCAGCCAAAGATATGGACGGCTTGGGGAAAGCTTCTCAAGCAACAGACCGTCGAATCAAAGGTGTAACACAGCAGTCTTCTAACGCGACAAAAAACTTCAGTAAGCAAGCCCAAACCATGCAAGGTGGTTTAGTTGCGGCTTATGCAACCATTGCTGCTCAAGTATTTGCCATGAGTGCCGCTTTCCAATTCCTTAAAAACGCAGTCGATATGTCCAACATGCATCAAGGGCAGGAAGCCTTTGCGTCAATAACAGGTACCGCATATAAGACTTTAACTGCTGATATCCAAGCAGCTACAGACGGACAGCTAATGTTTAAACAAGCTGCAGAAGCTGCGGCTATTGGTACAGCTGCTGGACTAACTGGAGAGCAGTTAGAAAGACTAGGTGCTGCTGCAAAGAATACTTCGATGGCTTTAGGAAGAGATTTAACAGACTCTTTCAACAGGTTAGTAAGAGGTACAACAAAAGCGGAACCAGAACTATTAGACGAATTAGGTATCATTTTAAGACTAGAGCCCGCGCTAAAAGCCTATGCAGCCGCTGTTAAAAAGCCTGTATCTCAGTTGACTCAATTTGAAAAATCTCAAGCGATTGCTAATGAAGTTCTTGAGCAAGCTGAAAGTAAGTTTGGTGCAATTTCAGAAGAAATGGACTCAGGAGCATATGCACTGTCGCAATTTATGGTAGCATTTGATGAACTTTTCCAAAAACTACAAAAAGGTGTTGGAGCTGTAGCTAAATTCGTACTCCCTTTCTTTACTAATAATGTACTAGCACTGGCGGGAGCATTGGGGCTAATTTTAGCACCAGTATTAAAAAGTTTGTTTGGAGAAGGCTTAGCAAATATGGCAGATAATGCTACATTAAAAGCCCAACAAGCAGGACAAGCTGCAAGAGACGCTGCAGATGACGCGGCGTACGCTCAACAAAAATATAAAGAAGCTAGAGGAGAAGGCGGACCAGACTATAGTCAAGGTAAAAAAGAAATGGACGAGTTTGGGGTAAAGTCAGGTAAAGGACAACCCGCAGGTCAAATGTCCCAACGACAAATCAATGCGTATAGAAAAAGTTTACAAAACCGAAATGGTATAGCTAAGAATATGGACGGTAAGCGTCGTAGAGCTTTCGAGAGAATGTTAAAACGTCAAGAAATTGCATTAAAAGCTACTACAGGTAAGATGCAAGGACAATGGACTCGAACTACTACTTGGTTTAATATGCAGACTAAAAAGATGGCTGCTGTTTACCAAGGCGCTATGGTTAAAATTAAAAATGCAACAGCTATGATGGCTCGTGGTGTTAATAAAGCTATGGCTCTTATGGGTTGGGTTGGTATTATTATGATGATAGGTTCAGCCCTTATGTCTTTAGGTAAATGGATATTTGGAGAAGATGAAGCAGCCAAGAAAGAAAAAGAATGGTTAGAAAGTACTACTGAAAGATATAAAACTTTAGGCAAGGAACTAGATG